CAAACAACACTTTTGGTTCAATCAAAAGATACACTGAGCAAAAACAGCTGATTGACGGCACGGTGATAGATAACACATTGCCGCTCAGTGCTTATCAAAAGGATCTCGCACGTAGGTCTGCGCTAGCTGTGGCTCAGAACTACCCCGCTGCGTTTGAAAACGCTAAATTGTCAACTTTTGGCACTGTGTTCAACTACGTGAAGCAAAAGTACAGACCCGGCGCTCCTTTCATCGGGCACTGGAATTCTAGACAAGAAATGTTCCAGGCTGGATTTAAGGAGACCATGTTCAAGGAGGTAATGAGACGACTTGAAGAGGGTGACTACCCACGACAGTTCTATCATGCATTTCCAAAAAGCCAGGTCGTAGACGTGTTGAAGCTGAAGGAAGGCAAGCCGATCAGAACAGTGATCAGCCAGGATCTTGCCTCCTACTTCGTTGACCAGGTGATCCAACTGGAACGAAATAAGCGTATTCACTGGGACCAAACATTCGTGGGTTCGGGCATGCCATTGAACCAAAACATGTCCCGGATTTTCGATGCAGTTCGAAGTCACAACGGGGTGCTCTTCGAGGGGGATGCCAAAGAATGTGATTCATGGTTTAACCCCTGGACTGCAGAAGTTCACCACCATCTCGCGGCATACGGGATGAAGGATGGCCCGGCGTCTGTCATCAAGGCCAAACAAGACGCCATGCAACATGCTGTCATTTTTGCTATCACACAAAATCCTCTGGTTGATCACGCTCATAGAGGAAAAGGCGCACCTGCCCCGCCCTATGGTAACGTTGCTATTAAGTACCAGGGTGGTGGAACCGGTGAAAGTGCCACCTCTCATACAGCCACGTGGGAGGTGAAGGCGGCAATGGCAGCAACGTACGAAGTGTATCACGGCGGGAAGAAAACCGTCCATGATTTCTTCAAAAATGTCATCTTTGCTAACACAGGGGATGACAACATCGGCAGTATGGTCGAAGACGATATAACCGATTGGGAGCTCTGGACCAGAATAGGGCTCCAATTTGGCCTCTACATGTTCATCGAGGTCAAACCCGACATTACCAAGTTGATGTACCTTGGCAAACGTTGGAGACCATGTACATCTCAGGACCTGGATACTCTTCGTGAGGTGTCGAGACGGCTTAATCGGGAAATTGAAATCCCCGAGGGAGTCATCTACCAGGACAGTAAGGCGATGCTACTTCGTCGGACCGCGTCTCGCTACTATCAACAGTCCCCATATAGGATGGGTTACTTGCTGTCAGAC